GGGCATGAACCACCACCAAAATCAATGTCTTGAGCCTTGTCCATAAATTCTTTTTTACCAATCCAACCAGCAACGAATACTGAGTCTGGAATGTCATGCGGTGTAACCAAGATAGCTACATCGGCTTTAAAGTATTTCTTGTGTTTAAATATTAAATGCCCGGCTTGAGTAAAGGTAGCCTTAACATCGAAGCACACATCGTTGTCCCACATATCAATGTTCTGGTCTATGCCACCTTTGTGTATGTCGTGGTCAAACTGAAATACCTTAGCCACCGCCAGCTCACCTTTGATGCCAAGCAAGTCAATGCTACGGTCACTTCTGTTTTTATCTTTCTTCTGGTTAGCAACGTCTGATGCTCTAGCCAACTGCCAGCGAAACGAAGCTGCTTGCTCGCAATCAGAAAGCTCCTGCCTTGTGAATCTTACTATCATAATTTTTTCCTCATGTTTTCTATTCCAATTCTAAATGTTGTTCGCGCCGTGTCGTTGGGCAAATCTTTGTAAGCTGCATTGAGCAACCGATTAGGTAAGCCGTGCATTCTCTTGGGCAACCAGTAGACACAAAGATGTGTAATGGCATCTATGTGTCCTTGGCTAAATTCAAACTGCTTTAAATAATCTTGCCGCTCCTTGTGTGTGTTAAAGGCAGATACCTCGTTAGCCCAATACAAATGATCGTGTACAGGTCTGGATGGTTTCTTTGCCAATTACAGATCGGTAAGTTTGATGGGAACAATTTGATTGTGCAAATTGTAGGGAGTGTAAATATCAGTATCCCTGCAATGCAACAACAAATTTAAAGCGCGTTCGTTTAGTGATCTGCCATACTCAATAGCCTCAGCGTCTAACTCATAAACCACATAAGGATATGGATGCGCTTTCTCTATGGCTAGAAATTGAAACCTATCAACCTCAGTCATGCCAGAGTGCTTGGCGGCATCTAAATAGAAAGCTGCCTGTTGATGATAGCCAAAGCTTCTCACCGCAAACTTAAATCCTCTGGGACTGGCATCGCGACATGTCTTGAGATCAATGATTACATTGTCCTGCAACATATCGAACCGGGCTTTGCATAGGTGACCAAAGTAATCAAAGACAACTGACAGCTCAGTCTGGTCTTCTTTTCTGGGCTTAAATGCATCAAGCACCTCAACCCTAGCCACGCAGGCATCGTACAGGTCTTGGCTGACAATGCTTCTATTATTAACCGATGATAAAAAATCTGCATACTCTTCTTTGCCTGCCTTGGTTCTTTTGTCTACTGCTGGCGCAACGACAAACTCATCGTCAAAGACATGTGGTTCCAAAAACAAACAATGCTGTAGCCTGCCCTCAACAAAGAAGGATGCCTCGCTGTCTGGCTTCTCTTCATATCTGTATTTGTATGGGTCCTTCATGATGGCTGACAAATCATGCGATCTGAAGGCTTCTAGTTCGTTGTATTCTGAAAACGGCATGTTTGCATACACGCCTTCCTCATACACTTTTTTGCTTTTGCGGTCCGCTAAATTAATTACGTTACTCATTATATAAAAGAAGGGTTGTTGAATCTTTCGATATGGAGAATCAAATATATAAGATTATATTTCGACCCAACAACCCAAACCGTTAAAACGGGATTTGGTCCTCTATTGATTTCTTGTCATCAGCCAAAGTCTCTAATGATTCAAAGCCTGCTTTATCTTCTGGTGCAAACTTCTCTGATTCTTTCTTGCTTGCCGCAACACACTCAAAAGATTCATCAATTTTATTTTGTACCCACTCTGGTAGTTCCACAAAGACATCGCACATTTGTTTGTTGTCTGCGGCATACTCATCAACATCGAAAGCCAACTGACTGTTTACTGTTGCAATCTTTTGCACGCCACCTTCTGGGTGATACACAGCAGTTACCTTTGGGTTACCGCCAGAAGTGTATTCAACTTCAAGCTCACAAGTACAACCAAGGATGTTGGTTAAATCAAAACCTTTAAGTTCATCTTCAGTAAACTTCTTGTTGCGCCATGTGCATAGATGTATGTATAAAGCAGACTTCTCATTAAGAGACAAAGTGTATTGTTTCATAATAGAGAATGGTTTGCCGTCTGACATTTTCTCATCCAGTTCCCAGTATAAAAATACACTGTGGCGTTTTTTGGTTTCGCCTTCATAGGTTTCGTTGTGTGTTCCCACGTCTACAATTCTGTAGCAAGCAGCTTTGTATCTGCCTTTGGGAATCGTCTCAAAAGTCCCACCACCCGATTCGCTTATTGTTAAAGCCATATTTTTTCTCCTCAATAAAAATAATTATTGTTTAATGTTTCCTTATAAAGTATATTGTAAGGTATTCAAGATAACATAATATAGAAGAAACAATGAGAGGGCAAGTATGGGCATAAAGAATATTCAATCGTGGGATAAAGAACAAGACAAACCGCTTACTATGGAGTCGATGTCGAAGTTCCAAGATTTTTTAAAACAACATGGATTTGAACCAAAGAATGAAACACTGGAACCTAACCCAGAGAAACCACAAAGAGCATACACCAGCGTCAATGGCAAGAGAGCTATGTCTGGCTACTATGCTTACTACGATAACTTTGGCACACCTATTGGTTTTGCCTCTGACTATCGAACCGGTCAAACACACAACTTCAAGTTATCTGGACGGAAATCTACCGAGGTCAACTATAAGGCACTCGAGCAATTCAGAGAACAAGCAAAGCAGGACCAAGAACAAAAGCATCTAAAGATTTCCAAGAAAGCAAAAATGATATGGGATGCAGCTACTCCCTGCGACTCACATCCATACTTAGAAACTAAGGGAGTTAAGTCTTACCATTTAAGAGTACACAAAGAGCGATTGCTCATACCCATTATTGATGAGACTGGCAAGATGTGGTCATTGCAAATGATTATGCCCAACGGTCAAAAGAGATTTTTGTCTGGTGGCAGGACAGGAGGTTGCTTCTATTTAATAGGCACGCACCTTATTAAAGAGTCAAAGAAGATAGGCTTCGGTGAGGGCTACGCTACCTGCGCTACCATCTATGAAGAGACAGGCACTCCGATGGCTGTGTGTTTTAATGCTGGCAACCTGTTATCAATCAACACCAAGTTCACTGAGTCCATGCCAAACAAAGAGTTTATTATTTATGCAGACAACGACTCCAATGGCATAGGTGAGAAGAAGGCAGTCGAAGCTGCCCAGAAGTCTAACGCTGAGGTGGTGATGCCCACCGAAGAAGGCATGGACTTCAATGACCAGAAAGCAATCACCGGAGAGATCATTACCAAAAGAGTGGATGTCCCGGAGCTAATTGAATTTGAAAAAACTGAGCGTGGTCGCATCATGGCTACCACTGACAACTATCATGCTTTGATGAAAACATTCGACATTGATTGTTATTACGATGTGATTAAAAAAAGAATAGAGATAGACATACCCAACTTTAATCCAATCGCTGATCTAAAAGATGAAGCGCACTTGGTTGAATTAGAAAACTTATGCATACAAAACTTTGTACCCCATCAAAGAGTCCGTGACGCGATGAAGATTATCGCCCAAGAAGTTAATCCGGTTGCCCGTTGGATTAGCAGTAAGCCTTGGGATGGTAAGAGTCGCGTTGCGGATTTCTGCGATACAGTGTCCAGTGAGGATGTTGTATTAAAGAACATGTTAATGAGAAAGTGGTTGCTGTCATGTGTGGCGGCAGCTTATGAGATAGACGGCGTATCTCTGGAAGGTCTGTTGGTCTTTCAAGGCAAGCAAGGTCTGGGTAAAACATTGTGGTTTAAAAGACTGGCTGACTTTAATAAAGGTTGGTTGCTCGAAGGCGCAACGCTTGACCCCAAGGACAAGGACAGCGTAAAGAAAGCCGTGAGTCATTGGATAGTGGAGCTGGGTGAGTTGGAGTCTACCTTTAAGAAGGCAGACATCAATCAGCTCAAAGCTTTTATTACATCCAAGTCTGATGAGATGCGCTTGCCGTATGACAGGACCTTCACCAATTACCAGAGGCGCACAGCTTTCTTTGCCTCGGTCAATGAGCCAGAGTTCTTGATGGATGGCAGTGGCAACAGACGCTTCTGGTGTATCAAGGTTACAGACATCAACCCGCATCATGGTCTGGATATGCAACAAGTCTGGGCAGAAGTTAAAGACACCTTATATAAGCAGGGAGAAAAGAACTGGTATCTGACCGGTGAAGAGCGAGACTTACTGCAAGAATCTAACGAGGGCTTCAGGACACAGGGAGCGGTGGAAGATTTGTTGTTGCAACATGTAGACTTCGATGCACTGGAGACAGAGAAGAAAGCTTGGCAACTGACTGCTATGCTTAGAGCCTTGGGTATCCGCAATCCACGCAACATAGACTTTAAGGATGCCTCCAGAGTCTTGACGGGTTACAACATTCAACCAAGGAAAACGAACGGCAAGAAGGTATACGATGT